CATTGTCGTCAGGTAAGTATTATCTTTGTTCGATGGGTTGACTACATTCCTACCCCAATGAATCCATAATGCTCCTAACGGTGGATTTTCGAATACCAGGTTTGCCTCACTATTGACAATAACATATCTTTTTATATCACCCACTGAAAACGGATTGTAGATAGATTCTACATCAAAGGTATAATCAATACCACTCCTTGTATATCCGTATCTGTAGGATTTACCCACACTGCTGTTAACGACTAAAGTATTATAGTCATTTGAAAAAGTATAGGCATATAATTTATCCGATTTTTCATATTCTGAAAAAATTGAAAATAGATTTAACTCCTGCAACTCCGCCTTGAAATCATCAGGGGCTACAAATGCCAGCATATGCGATATAGGTGCAAAAATAAATGGATTAATTACATTCATAGTTTTATAGTTCCCCAGGATGTTAAGCCTGGGGTTTATTTTGCGTTCCATGATTAATTTGAGAAGGGATAACCTCCAGGAGCGATGTTATCGTTATTCCACCCTGCCGAAATATCAATATTGAAATTACCCCCCGTTAGTTGTTCGATAAGCAATAAACGGTTATCAGCGTTCTTTGCTTTTTTTAATTGCACGTCGCCTTGTCGGTTATATGCATTGATCTGCGCTTCAGTTGCAGGTATTCCGTCTGCAATAGCACATAAGTATCCTTGTACGAAAGTGTTCATGGTTGACACATCGGCTTCCCTGTCAAGGTTAGCGTTAGCCAGTTTTTCTTCAGTGATGATAGCCTGGGTTACTTCTTCGACAGTTCTGTTTGTTACTGTATATTTGAAATAGAACATATTGTAGTTAGGGTAAAGAGTACTCTTTACGTTGGTTGGCCTGGCATCCTCATTCAGTATCAATAACCTTGAATCATATGAAGGCGGTTGTACCCCGTGTTCGTCTACAAACCAATATGTATTATTCCCAAGTGGTGGAATGGGCGACCCATTCATAACCGGGCATTTGTAAAGACTTAAAAATTTCCAGTCTCCTGGTTGCAGGTTTTCGAAGTCTACATCTTCAATTGGTTTTGTAAATTGTATCAACCTACCGGCTAAATTAGTTGTGTCCATATCTTTTTATTTTAAATTGTTTTATTTCCGATTAAGAATAATGTTAGGTTCTGAGCTGCCTGATCAACTCCTCCCGCCATGGTAACGCTTAACTCTACTACGTCACTTGTAAGTAAGGCTATGGTTGGGTAATTTAGGGCATAGGGCATCTCTGCACCCTCTGATGTGGTCTCATTACTATCGAATGTCAGCAAGGTTGATAGTATTGAGTTTCCGTTTTTCTTTATATCAATTGTAAGTTTTAAAAAACCAATTGCAGGTTTACCTAATTGCCCTCTAATAGCCGTAACTGTGAAGGCATAAGGTATTGCAGCGCAAGGAATCTTGATTCCTGCTGTAATGTCAGAAGTTGCATCCGACATGGCATAACCTAATGCCTCAATGCCGGTACCACCATCAAGGCCGTCAATGCCTTTAAATTTCATTGGATAACCATATGTAGCTCCACCATCCACCGAAATTGCCATGTACATATCATCCGGTTCAACAGTAGGGTGCCATGTAACCCCTGTCTGGGTATACCTGAAGATTACTTGAGGAGCGTCAGTTCCCGCAGCTCCGTCATTCCCTTTGAATTTTAAAGGATCACCATACGTCACTCCTCCATCTACCGAAAACCGTACATAAACGTCAAGTTCTCTCACATCCGGATGCCACATCGGACCAATTGGTACTGGCAACTCACCGTATAAGATTGTTACGGGTGGTGCATCATCTCCGGCGGGTCCGGGTGTGAGTGATATGTTACTCAATGCTTCCTGTGTTGCATACCAGGTGTCAATCTGGTGGCCAAACCTGTCCTTTACAGCCATAGTGGCCACGTTGGCCGTATTAGCAGTTCCGGAATTAACCGATAAGTATACATCAGCGAGTTTGGGTGAATCTGTCGAGGGGTCTGTGACAGTCTGAGTGCTTTGGTTTGCCTTACCTGCTCCAGTATCCTCAATCGTCCACTCTCTCCATGACTCTCCATTAAGTACCCTGTAATACTTTACCCCTGAATTAAATCGTATTTCTTGGGTTAATGATTCTGCAGAACTATAAAAAACCGTTAGCGAAAAATTTGTTTCGTTATGAAAAGTATCGTCATTCAGAGTTATGCCGTAGCTACCTGGATCGATCATATCGAGTAGATACGACATATCGCGAAATATATATGTAGCCTTTTTAAGATAGTCTGTAATATTAGATCCACCGCCACCGCTTATTACTTCCTCAAAATTCGCATACTCATTAAGTTCTCCGGAGCGTCTGAATTTACGGCCGTCCAAAGTCTCAATGACGTGGATATACTCCGTTCCTAAATTCATGTACCGGACACTGAATTTAAAATGGTTGTATCCAAACATGTTTTGCCCGGCATTCTGGAAGGTAACGTCATAATCCCCCTCCGGAATATCGGATCTGTTCAGCCAGTCAGTAGTAGTTTGAAACCTACCTGTTTTGAGTGTGGTATCAAAAAGCTGTTTAGAACTACGGGCACTGGCTACCTTATCCGCAGCATTAGAACTGAAGTCATCAACAATGTCATCTTCTTTTATTACGACGCTGTTAATAATCTCAATCTCTAAAGACTGGTGTTTGTCAGCTTTGATTTTTTTAAGAACATTATCAAAAATGACAGCTTTTATCTGCTCTATAATTCCGTCTCTTCTCATGCTTAGAATAGTTTTATCTCCCAGGTACCATTTATTGTTAAGTCCTCAATTTTATTGAATGCAGGCCATACTTTACGGGCAAACAACGAGCCGTCTTTTAAAATAATTCCGAATTCGCAAAATGTAGTTCCGTTTCCCTGTGCAGATCCAAATTGAAACTCTAAGGTTAGCTTTCCATTCGTTATCTCTCTGCTAGTTATAGCAAGATTTACCGGAGATAGAATTTGAGTATCTAGACCGTCTGCAGGTTGCGACTCTACTCCAACCTGTATTTTATCAATACCAATATCATTGGTTCCGATCAACATAGATAATAGTTTAGCATAGCCGTTACCGACAATCAGGTTATTACCCTTATCCTCTTTCACCAAAACCCCTTTGTCGTAGAATTTCAAAGTAAGAAATCCCTTAATTCCTATCTTTTCCATTCTAGTATAGTTTTATAATATAGTTCATTGCCACGTATGGAGACATGTTATTGTGGGGTAAGCCTCCACCATTATTGTAATTCTCAGCAGCTGTGGATCCGGTCAGTATCTTGCTGTCAAGTACAGGTGTTACGCTAGATCCGGTTGCACCAATTGCACCAATTGAAGAAGAACCTCCTTGAATAGCATGCTGTACTACATGTGAGTGGGGTATCTGTTGGTGTGAATGCGAAGGCATTTCAGGAACAGTTAATAGGTGGTTAATTTCTCCCCCAGTCGATCCGAGTTTATATGCTGATGTAATAAGTATATCACAACCGGAACCCGTACCACCCGTTAAGGTTATCTGAGTACCTGATACAAACCCTTCTCCACTTGATATAATTTGCAAATTGAAAGCTTGCCCTACCCCTATAACTTTGAAAGTGGCTTCCACACCGCCAACAGGAGCTGCTGCTGTTAGTGTTTCTCCCATTTGGTACTCATTACCCTGCCATTGTATCTGAATGGCTGCTATACCCTTTTGAATGACTGTCTGTGAAGGCTGAATCATTGGTATGTTGAAAGTTGTTGCCCCTACCCCGTATGGACTTGAAGGACCACCTAAAGCTGCATATAGATCTGCATAGTCAGTAATACTCATTGCACTCCCATCACATTTACTCCAACCCGTTGGTAATGTAAAACCCGGCCATATGCGAACTGTTCCGGCTGGTGTAAATAGCCCGTCTACGAAGTTTTTCAAAAAAGGCCGAACAATAATCGCTGTAATATTCTTTGTTCCGTTGGTTGCGAATACAGAATCTACCTGCGCCTTTAGATACGTTAATGTGTTCATATTTTAGTTGTAAAAGTCATTATTAAAATCATTATTAAAGTCTCCGGTAGTGTCAATTACCGCTGTCAAAGTCAAAGTATCCCGTTCAATTTCGGGTATATTAAATATACGATCCTCAATTAAATCGATACCTACGTATATCTCAGTCAGAATACAGATAGCCCTCTTATAGTAGTTAATATAAGTTCTTAGAGTTGGCAAAGTATTCCTATCAAAGTATGAGAGGTCATCCGGATTTAATGATATTCTGAACGCACACCATACATTCTCGCCTCCCGGTATAATCGGTACGTTTTCCTCAATTAACTTTGGGGCAAATCCAATCAGTGAGCAAGCTTTTTTTATTGCGTAAATCGTTCCTACGTGCCTGTGAAGTTCTATTGCATTCTTGATCAAATTACGCTGTTGCAATTCAGTTGTACACTGATCAAACCCACGGAACCCGTCAACGTCTAACTGTTTAGCCAGCCACGGTAAAGCGGAACTATCAACGCAATCTACCAGATAAACCATGACAGGTGAAAGATCAATGTCGTCAAATTGCTTTGCAATCATGTCGTCAAATACTCCCAACCTGGAATTTGCAATCGCTGATGATATCGTTTTCACTGCTAAATGTATTTATCCGTTATTAGAACCTGTTACAGTAACTGTCAATCCACTTTGTTTTGCAAGTTCCCATGGTTCAATTATCAGATTCCGTCCGGTCAATGCTTTTGTCGAATCAATTGTAACTGTTATGTCATATACACCTTCAATTCTGCATATGCTTTCAATGTAAGAAGCCACCACATCAATACCTAACATGGTATAATTTGCTATTCCAAAAGAGTTTAATATGACGGTTAATTTCGTTATTAAATCAACTCCGTTATATTCGGGTCTTTTCACAACATTAATTTCAAGTTGATAATCTACTACTTCAGGACTTTTCACTAATACAGTGTCTGTCATTGGTCGTACATTCTCAGCTCTCAATACCGTTTCAATTTCAGTAATAAGCGAACTTGAGGGTATCTGTCCGTCTTTTAAAAGAGGGTATATCCATACTTCACCAGGGACAATGGTATTGTTTTCTGAATAGGTAACTACCGCAACGTCCGTGATTAGTGCATTTGCAGATTTAGTCCAGAATATGTAAGCATTACGGCTCCCTGCTACACTGTATTGTGAAGTTGCCAGTTTAATTCGGTCCCTTAATTGTTGGTCCGTTTCTTCGTCACTTCCGCCTGAAGTAAGTTCCAAATTTGAAACGCTTGAAATATATGCGTAAACGTCCTGTAAAACTGAAACTACGCCAATATCATATCCATTTCCTGAAATTCCGGTTGTCTGACAGGTAGCAAGTATGCTGACCGAATTCACACCTTCATTTACGGTGATGTCATCTACCGTCTCAAATATCGCATTACCATCCGTTGATCTCACCCTGGTACCTATTGGAATAGTAACCGCTAAATGCCCGTTTATCAAATTAAATAAAAGAGTACAACTTGCTGATGCTGCAGGTAGTCGAACTATATTAAAAAGAGCTGCCAGATAATCCAACACCGGATTTTGTGAGAAGTCGACCAACATAGCCTTTCCAGTCTCATTAATCCTGTTCATGGTTAACGTCTTGTGGTAAGCCATACAGGAACAAATAGAGTATTCAGGTTGTCCAGGATAAATCTCACGTCCTGTTAAGGCTGTGAAGTCTGCCAGTATCTCAGATAATATCTTTGCCGGATCCGTTTCTACGAAAATAGGTTCTGTTAGTGCCATTTCTTAATTCGTTATTTTATGAATAAGCTTCATCCTGATATGAATCAGCATACGCCTTTTGTATTTCAGTCAAATTCTGTGTTGAAAGATCACTCAAATCAACGGTTATCTGAATGGGTGTATTTGTTTCTGTAAATAACCCTTCAATATGAGCCGCAACCTTTCCATCATATATGGTTCGTTTTACCTGGCTTATCGTTGCTCTTTTTTCCCACCTTTCCAGGTCTTTAATTATCTGTGATGCAAAATCACCTTCATACTGATTTACAGGCTTATCAATGTAGTTAAATACTCCGCTGCCAAATGCTGCCCTGAGTGGATCACTTCCAGGTATGGTATT